GTCATAACCAACCATAGTTTCAGGAGAGATATTGTATTGCATAATTAAATGCGGATACAAACTGTTTAAATCGAAACTTGCAATCCAGTCGTGAAAACCTACGACAGGATCTTTTACATAAGCACCTTCATAACCTCTTGATTCTTTCTTTTGTGACACGGCAGGTATCACCATCTTTTTAGATTTTAGATGATTGAATATAATCGTATCCCACATACGAACCTGACTAAACACATCTTGATAATTAACTTTCGCCTCATACGCCATAGTTAGATGTAGATCAATTAATTTTAATCTGTCTTCTAGTTTATCAACTAGTTCAACGTCTTGAATATTATACTCTATAAACTGTTGATAATCATTTTGATAAAACTCTTTGAATGTATCATAAGGGTTTTCATGTTTCTTTTCGCCTAGTTCTACTTCACCTATGTAATCTAGTTTATAACTCTCACGTCTAACAAAGGTATGTTTACGATACAGATCGAGATAATCTAATACCGTGATACCCATGAGATCATAATAGTTTTGTTGTTTGATAAAACCTAAATCTGTTTTTGTTTGTTGTGATACAACACCCCACGGACTAAACTGTAAGATATATTCATCACTCATCAATCTTCTAAATCGATTCATAAGATAAGGTATGTCAAAGAATTTAACATTCCAACCTGTGATGATGTCAGGATTATATTCTAGCCAAAACTCTAAAAACTTTTCGATCAATGCTCTTTCAGTAGCACACTTCACATATCTAACATCTGGTCTATCATTTACAAAGTCGTTCATGCCGAAGACTATGATCTTCTTTGTTGTGTGTTCTTTAACTGTTATTGAGATCAGAGGTTCAATCGCCTCATCTGAATTAGGAAAACCATTCTCACTCTCACACTCAATATCGATTGTAAGTATTCTTATCTGTTTGATATCCCAATCTATCTTACCTCTAAATTCATCAGCGATAAAAGGATATTGATATCTCGTGTTACCAAAGTATTCGAAACCACTTACATCTTTGTATTGATCGATCCATTTCTTTGCGTCAGGCATACTGTCAAAGGTCACCTGACCTACGTTAGTACCGTCTAGTGTCTTGTATTCTGATTCTTTGCCTGATGGCACGAACAAGGATGGTTTATAATTTATCCTAAACTTCTTGTGACTACCATCGTGGTTGACACCACGAACTAATAGCCTGCCACGATACGGCAATACCGAGGTATAAAACTTCATTAATTATATTTGTGTATTGTTAAAATGTTTTCTTAAACTGATAAGTTTTTCTTCTGCGTTTGCTAGTTGTTCGTTTAACTTATCTAATTCTGATAGATGTTGTGGGTGTTCACCTATTGCAACAGGATTATCAAAATAGATTATCATAGTTGCTTTTGCTGAAGCAATATCTGATTCATATTTCTTTTCTAGTGCTTTGTATAGTGGATTATTTGTTTGATGATTTTGTGCCATTGTTCACTCCTTTATTATATAACATTATAACATATTTAGTTTGTATTGTAAAGCGACTACTATCTTTTTTCAAGTGGTTTATTAACGCCTCTCGTATCATTACTATCGCTTCTTTCGATCCAATGTGAAAGAATAAACTTTCTATTTGGATTCACATTGACTTTAAATCTAGTCAATAAATCTCTATTAATTAAGAATGTGCTTCTAGAATCTTTTGTCGTCAAGCCAATTGGCACATCTGTATAAAACTTGTTGTTGAATGTCAAATCTACTAGAACAATAGGTCTATTATCTACCTGATCCATTCTAGTTGCCTCTGAATATCCCTCTAGTTTATTTGTAAATTTCTTACCGTCTTTCTCCCACTTGACAATTTTATTTGATATATCAAACTTATCAACTGTAAACATTGACGCCTGGGTGCCGTTACCTGTATCAAACTTCGCTCTGACAGGTCCGTAACCATCAATAGTAATTCTTTCGTGAAACCCTGCCTCTTTTGTGAAAGAGTGTTTTCTATGAACATCTTGGGTTAGATAATTAAATAAACCTTTTACCACATTATCAGGTGTAGTTTTTCCTAAATGTGATCTATCTCTTAATTTTGTATTGTATAAAGCAAAGTTTGAACCTATACCTGGCGATCCATTACACTCTAAAACATAATAGTTACCATCTACTATCGCATGGTCAACACCTACCATAAACGCACCTGTTGATCTGGCAGCGTCTAGCACTACCTTCTTCTCATCATCTGAAAGTTTGTAAGGTTCGGTAGTCGCCTCTCTATGTCTATTGGATCTAAAATCTTTCTTGGCACTTATTCTCTTTGTTGACGCTAATACTCTACCATCGATAACGATTGTACGAATATCAAAATCAAACTTCATAAACTCTTGAAGTAAAAGGGCAGCGCCAAACTTCCATAGTGATTGTGCAACAGACACTAAACTCTTTTCAGATTCGATTATGGATACACCGATACCTTGTGTACCTGTTAGTGTCTTCATAATCACAGGATACTTATCACCTATTCTTTTATGGGCGTCAAGTAATCCTTTCTCGTTAGAGATTAGTGCTGTTCTAGGTGTGGGTATATTATCTCTCTCAAAAGAAATGTATGCTGACATCTTGTTATCACAAGTGAGCATACTATTTCTAGTGTTTATCATAAACGCACCAGCGTTTTCGAATGTAGATAATAACGCCAAACCAGTTTCGTCTTCAAGAACACCTGCTCTTGCGAAGCAGATTGTCTTTGAAAGTTCGAATTCTACTTCGGTATCCTCGCCATCTATGTTTGATACATACAAGGTACCTTTTTCTAAATCATTTTTTGATACCCATGCTTCAGAGGTATTGATGATATAACAAGGAATATTTCTACTTTTACATTCCTTTAATATCATATTACTAACGACAGACTTGCTGTCGGCATTTACTTTAGTCAAGACAGCAACTTGTATATTACTTCTCTCAACTTTTTCTGATATAAATTCTTTAAACTTCGGTGCCTTCATTTTCTATTTTCTTACCTATATTATATTTTGCCTGAAGGTCCCACTCGTTTTTTTCTTTGAAACTTAAAACTTTAATTTGTGAAAGAGGTGCTTTCTTCTCGGCAATCGTGTTATTTAATATAGCGATTAATCCCCAATCACTTAACAGTTGAGCGATTGTGTTTCGTCTTTCAGCGTCATTGTCAGAGAAGTTTGCTTGTTTACCATCTAAAGCAAATAGTTCTTTGAAATGCACTATGAAATATCTTCCTTGTTTATGTAATATGTGGCATGATTGAAATAACTTCTTATCTTTTCTTGACGCCACTCCTATTCTAGTAAGAGTCTCCCTAACTTTTAGAAAATCGTCAGGCTCTTTTAACTGTACTTCTAACATCTTCTCGGGATGCCAGAGATTATCTAATTCATTCATTTTGTCCCACCTTTATATAATTTCTCTTTAATCAATTTCAGTTGATCTTTAGTGAGTATATCAAGGACAGTTTTTGCTTTCTCATTACTATATCCATAATACTCTTTTACCAAATCAATATTTTTTAATTTACTTGCTCTCAAAAAAGGACTAAACCTTTTCTTTGACCTAATACTATTTAGTAGAAACGAGTATTGCATATCCTTATCTAGGAAGTGATTACGATTTACCTCATTAACAAGCATTATAGTATCTGAAAAACCAGACAATATCTTGTTAATTATAAACGCAGGATACTTTTTGACCCAATCTTTATCTTCGGATTTCATCAAATCTTTTTTAGTAAAGTTTATAGAGTTGAGATAGTCTTTTAATTCATAACTCATATTTCATTACCCCATGCATCCCAACCATCAAATTTTTGTCTAGCAAATAATTCTATTCTAGGTAGATCACCACACAATTCAATTATATCGTTTCTGATTCTATCTGGTTTTCTACTATGTTCTCTACGTTGATCTATAACTAATTGTGCTACAGATTTACTAACTCTTTTAGGTTTACCTTTTGTTGCAAGTAAACACATTTCTGGATTACATCTAGTCCAGTATCCTAATCCTGTAAACATACCCATATTACTTTTGTTTGATTTCGCCCAGGTAAATCCTACTGTCTTGTAAGTAAATCCCCAAGCGTCAATAACTTTAAATGCTTTTTCTAATAATGGATCAGTAACCCACATTAATAATACACAATCTTTATCTGCTATTTCTTCAACAGGCATATCGCATATATCTTTTAGTGACATA